GATAATAAATCGTAACAGGAGGGGAGAACGTGGACAAGAACGTACTGATCCAATATTGTGACATGAAAGAAGAAATTAAAGATTTAAGGAGAAGAATCACAGAGACTGAAAAGCAGATCTGGAAAATTGCAGAAGAAGGAACCGTAAAAGATACAGTATCTGGTGGCATGGGTGGAATACAGCATTTTGTAGTGGAAGGAATGCCGGTGCCAGAGCTTTATCGAAAGAGATTACTGCTCAATAAGCGAAAAGCAATGTTGGTCGAGAAAGAAAATGAACTCTTGGAGCTTATGAATCAAGCAGAAGAATACATAAACAGTATCGAGAAGAGCGAACTAAGAATGATGTTTCGGTTCTATTACATTGACGGCATGACATGGTTGCAGGTGGCACATAGGATGAATCAGTTGCATCCAAAGAGACGAGTAGCATATACAGAAGACAGCTGCAGGATGAGAAATACAAGATTTTTTCAAGAAAATTAGAAAATGTTCGGTCACGTTCGCGAAAAATAGTCTAATATATAGGCTAGAGTGATTAGATGAAGTGATACTTCATAGGATATCCTCTTCTTCGTGTTTTTTATTGAATGAACTCGGGTGATCTTCGGACCCCGGGTCTTTTTATGCCTAAATTTAGAAAGGAAAAGATATGAATTTTAAAAATGCATTTGAATTGATGAAAAAAAGGACATAAGGTAAAACTTCCATCTTGGGGCGGATACTGGTACCGGGATCCACAGAAAGAAACTGTTATGATGCAGAGCAGACCGAAAGATGCTGATAAAGGACAGGGAGATCTACTCGATATTAGAGAGACACAAAGAGTTGAGTACACAATTTCTAATCTCTTATCCAACGAATGGATTATTGCAGACGAAAAGAACTGTCCTGTGCTTGGCGGAGAAGCTACATTTAGTTTTGGGGATGCTATCAAGTACATGAAACGTGGATTAAGGGTTGCAAGAAAAGGATGGAACGGAAAAGGAATGTATGTATTTTATGCCTTTGATTTTGAGTTTGGCACAAAAGCGGATTTATCAGAGTTTAATCCTACGGAAGAACCAGAATGTAGAGAAGAAAATGCAGTAGGTGTATGTGACTGTCTAGTTCTTAGAACTACTGATAAAAAGTTACAGCCTGGATGGTTGGCATCACAGAATGATATGTTGGCAGAAGATTGGATGTTGGCAGAATAAAAACTGGAGCAATCCGGTATAAGGACCTCTAGCTCAGTTGGTCAGAGCAGCCGGCTCATAACCGAAAGGTCTGGGGTTCGAATCCCTGGAGGTCCATTTTTAAAAGAAAGGAGTGAGCCTGATGGCATTAACAGAAAAAAGAAAGCTATTTGCTGATGAGTACCTGATAGATCTGAATGCATCTCGGGCTTACAGAGTTGCATATCCGAGAGTAAAAGATGGAGATGTAGCGGCTTCTGCTGCAAGTAGATTATTAAAAATTGAAGAGGTAAAAAAATATGTAGCGGACCAAATGGAAGCAATCCATAATGAGAAAACTGCAGATGCCCAGGAGGTGATTGAATATCTAACCGCAGTAATGCGTGGGCAGAGTAATGCAGAGGAAATTGTTGTGGAAGGAACTGGAGATGGATGTAGTAAAGCTAGAGCAATAGAAAAAGGTCCATCGGAGAGAGAAAGATTGAAAGCAGCAGAGCTTCTTGGTAAACGCTATGCCCTTTTCACTGATAAAGTTGAAACAGATATTGATATGGATCTTAATATCACGATCGACTATGGTGAGGATGATACTGGATGAACATAAAAGTACAGGCGAATCCTTGTTTTAAAGAAGTCGATCGCAGCAAAAAACGATACATTATGATGAAGGGTTCCGCCGGATCTGGAAAGAGCGTGGATACAGCGCAGCATTATATCCTAAGACTTATGAGTGATCCCGGTCGCAATCTTTTATGTGTCAGAAAAGCAGATGTAACGAATAGAGATAGCACTTTTGCAGAATTGCAAGGTGCTATTTTTCGTATGTTTGGAGAACAGTATAAACGATACTGGTACATCAATGCATCAAATATGATCATAGAGTGTAAGAGTAATCACAATCAGATCATATTTAGGGGCGTGAACGATGAAAGACAGAGAGAAAAGCTGAAATCAATCGCATTCAAACGTGGAAAGCTTACCGATGTTTGGATTGAAGAAGCAACAGAGATCACACAGTCAGATTTTGAGATCATCGATGACCGACTGAGAGGCGAATTACCTGAAGGTCAGTTCTATCAGATCCGAACGACATTTAACCCTGTATCGGCACACCACTGGATCAAGAAAGTGTTCTTTGATCGTTCAGATCCCGATGTACTCACACACCAGTCAACCTACGAAAAGAACCGATTTATTGATGAAGCATACCACAGACGAATGCTAAGACGTAAAGAAGTAGATCCAGAAGGATATAGAGTGTATGGTCTAGGCGAATGGGGAGAAGTTGCAGGATTAATCCTTAAAAATTATGTCATAGAAGAATTTGATCGTACACCAGAACACTTTGATTACATGGTAAATGCACAGGACTTTGGATTTAACCATGCAAATTGTATTGGAGAGGTTGGATTCAAAGATGGTGATCTGTATTTATGCCAGGAACTCTATGTTTACGAAATGGATACAGAAGAAATCATTAAACAGGCAGCAGGAAAATTCAATAAAAAGCTTCGCATGTGGTGTGACTCTGCGGAACCAGATCGAATCAAGATGTGGAAGAAAGCAGGATACAGGGCTAAAGGAGTAAAGAAGGAACCAAACAGTGTCAGTGCCCAAATTGACTATTTGAAACAGCACAGAATACACATCTATCCAAGCTGTGTAAACACAATTAAAGAAATACAACAATGGAAGTGGAAGAAAGATGAGAGAACAAATACTTATCTGGATGAGCCAGTTCCATTCTTTGATGATGCAATGGCTATGCTGCGTTATTCAATTGAGGAAGAACGAAAGCAGAAACCAAGACTAAACACAAAAGTGAAAGGAGGAATATAATGCGAAAAGAAATTTATAGAATATCGCCAGACGAAGAACTAACAGATGCGAAGTTGAGTAAATTCATCATGAGACATGCTGCAGAAAGTACGTTTCGGTATAAGCAATTACAAGATGCCTACGAAACAGATTTTCCAATCTTTCACGAACCTAAAAAGCCAGAATGGAAGCCAGATAACAGAATCGCAGTAAACTTCGCAAAGTATATTGTTGATACGATGAATGGGTACTTCATTGGGAATCCGGTTAAGATCACAGTAGATGGTGGAGAGGAATCCATTGAAAAATATGTAGAATTTCTTGATCAGTACAATGATCAGGATGACAATAACGCAGAACTATCTAAAATTTGTTCTATTTATGGAAAAGGGTACGAAATGTACTATAACGATGAAGATGGAAACGTCGGAATCATATATTTAGATCCAACCGAAGCCTTCATGATTTATGATGATTCAGTGCTTAAGAGGGAACGTTATTTTGTTCGGTTATATAGGGACGAAGACGATGTCTTACATGGAAGTGTATCGGATCAAGAAAAGGTTCGATGGTTCACTATAAAAGGAAAGATTGTTTGGGACGATCAAGAACAATTACATTACTTTGATGGAGTTCCGGCTACGGAATATCGTGAAAACAAAGAATGCCAAGGAATCTTTGAACCAGTACTATCGATAATTAATGCGTTTAACAAAGCAATCAGTGAGAAAGCAAATGATGTGGATTACTTTGCAGATGCATATTTAAAGATCATCGGAACATTGTTAGATGAAGATGAACTGAAACATGTTAGATCAGACCGTGTGATTAATTTTGATGGAGATGGAGAAAGTGTAATCGTTGATTTCTTACAGAAGCCAAACGGAGACACGACACAGGAAAACTTGCTTGATCGATTACAAAACTTAATATTCTTAATTGCTATGGTAGCAAATATTTCAGATGAAAATTTTGGGACAAGTTCTGGTATTGCGATGGCATATAAATTGCAAGGAATGAGCAATCTTAGAAAAACCAAGGAACGTAAATTTACCTCTGGGATGAACCGAAGATACAAGCTGATCTTTAGTAATCCAGGAAATACCATGCAAAAAGACGACTGGGTGAAATTACACTACAAATTTACACCGAACGTTCCAGCAAACTTACTGGAAGAAAGTCAGATCGCTCAAAATCTTTCTGGTGTTGTATCACAGGAAACGCAGCTTGGGGTCTTAAGTGTTGTAGATAATCCAAGGGCAGAGATTGAACGCATTGAAAAAGAGGAAGAGAAGCCAAAAGATGCAGTAATGCAGCAGATGTTTGGAGATAAGGTAAATGAGCAGTAAAAACTATTGGAGAGATCGTGAAGAACGTCAAAGAAAGCAAAACATCAAAAATGAAGCAGAATATCAAAAGAAACTTGACGATATCTATGCAAACATGCTTGATAACATAGAAAAAGAAATCAACGGATTCTATGTGAAATATGCAAAAGAATCCGGAATTACAATGGCAGAAGCTAAGAAGCGGATCGCTAAGATTGACATTGAATCCTATGCAAAGAAAGCGAAACGATATGTTAAGAACAAAGATCTATCAAAGAAAGCCAATGATGAGATGCGATACTATAATGCAGCAATGAAGATCAACCGCTTAGAGCTGCTAAAAGCCAACATAGGAATGCATTTGGTGGGTGGTTATGATGAAATAGAGAAGATGTTTGGAAATGCGTTTACGCAGCGGACCGAAGAAGAAATGAGGAAACAAGCAGGCATTCTCGGAAAGACAATCAATGATAATGCTAAAAAGGCAAGAGTGATCGTTGATGCATCTTATAAAAATGCAACCTGGTCCGAACGTATCTGGGCGCATCAGTCGATGTTGAAATCAGAAATCGATAAGCTTCTTCAGGAAGGGCTGATCCAAGGAAAACATCCAAGTGTACTTGCGAGACATTTAGAAAAACGATTCGGAGTTAGTAAAAGCAACGCAATGAGGCTGATGGTTACAGAACTTGCAAGAGTTCAGACGGAAGCCCAGAAACAGTCGTTTATACAAAATGGTTTTGAAGAGTATGAATATATAGCATGTGAGAAAGCGGATGCGTGCAGTCAATGCAGAGCGTTGGACGGAAAGGCATTTAAATTGAAGGACATGATGCCTGGAGAGAATGCACCTCCGATGCATCCATATTGTCATTGTAGTACAGCAGCTCATATGGATGATAATGATTATGAGAAGTGGCTAGATACATATTCAGACCATAGATTAGACTTTGATACATGGAAACAATTAAATGCAATGGAAAGTGCCAATATTGAATGTCTACGCAGAGGAAGTAATCAAGTATTACTAGATAAAATAAAATCAGATCGCTATGGAAGAAAATTTAATAAAATAACAAAAAACAGTGCTGTTAATAATTCTTTAAGAAAATATTCAAGAGCGATGCTAACTCATAGAAATGGAACAGACGGCGAAGATTTATATATAATAAGTGCTAAGACTGGCAAAAGATTGTTTTCAAAAACAAAGGGTGCGAATGAACTTGGAGTAGAACTGTCTATAGAAGAGATAAGGATGATCAAACAATATGCCAATACGGAAGGAATTATAGGGATGCACAATCATCCTACAAATATTTTACCAACTGGAAGCGATTTTGTATCTGCTGGTGCAAGAGGCTATGAATTTGGAATTGTTGTTACACATGATGGAAGAGTGTTTTTGTATAAAACAGGAAATAAGCCATTTAGAAGTACATATTTTAATCAAACTGTTGACAAATATGTATCAGCACCATACAATTACGATATAGAGAAAGCTCAGATAAAAACCTTATCTGAATTTGGAAAGGAGTTCGGAATTATATGGAGAGAATTGACATAGAAAAAAAGGATGTTATTATTCATAGAGATATGACTTCCGAAGAAAGAGAAAAGGAGCTTCAAAAATTAAAAGAGGAAAGCATGCAGCTTAAAGAATGGGAAGAATAAGCACTGCCGCAAATAACGGGGAGTGCTTATTTTATTTAAAAGGTAGAATAGAATTGATTGAAATAAAAGTACGTGATCATGAAATTGCAGTAATAGGTCATGCAGATTATGCTGCATATGGCAAAGATATTGTGTGCGCATCGGTGTCGATGCTGCTACAGAACCTGGCAAAGTCGATTCATGATCTAACCAATGATAAAATAGAATACGATTTAAAAGCTGGACAGGCTTTTATCAAATACAGGAATTTATCAGAGAAATCAAAAACTTTGATAGATTCCTTTTTTATTGGCATTTGCAGTATTTCAGATGCTTATCCGGATTATGTCCGGATCGTGTAACTGTTGTGACCGAAATGTCGTTAAACTAAGTTTTTATTAGCAATGATCTGGAAGAGACGGATCAGGGCGAAAGGAGCGAATATGGAAAAACACAAGTTATTTTTACAGATGTTCACAGAAGGAGATGACGGTGGGACCGGTGACGGGAATGGCGATGGATCCGGAGCAGAAGGTGGAAATAATGAACCAATGTCGTTTGATGACTTCTTAGGCCTAGAAGGAAAACAGGCAGAATTTGACCGCAGATTGAACAAAGCGGTAAAAACAGCAGTGACCAATGCAGAAGAAAAATGGAAGGCACTGACTGACGACAAGCTGACAGAAGCAGAAAAGCTCGCCAAAATGACCAAAGAAGAAAAAGCGGAATATCGTGCAAAGAAAGCAGAAAAAGAACTGGCAGATCTGAAAAAGATGAATGCCAGAACCGAACTGGCTAAAACAGCACGAAAGATGTTAGCGGATGAAAGCATCAACATTCCAGATGAACTTCTTAGCAATTTGGTAGCAGATGATGCAGACGGAACTAAGACAGCAGTTGAATCATTTGCAAAAATGTATAAAGAAGCAGTGCAGGCAGCAGTCAAAGAGGCAATTAAAGGAAAACCACCAAAAGCAGGAACAGGCGGTGGAAATACGATCACAAAAGAACAGATCATGGACATCAAAGACCCGATTGAACGTCAGAAGATGATCAGAGAAAATATCAATCTGTTCCAGTAAAGAAAGGAGAAGAAATGGAGAAATATAAATTAGACCTGCAGTTATTTGCAGCACCAGACGGAATGACTGGACAGGGTAACTTAGAGGTAAAAGCAAGGGAAATCGACTTTGTAACATCCTTCGGAAAGAATATTCAGGCATTATTAGATGTGCTTGGTATTGCAAGGATGATCAGAAAAGAGAATGGAAGCGTCTTAAAAACAAAAGAAGTAACCGGAGAACTGAAATCCGGAGATATTGGAGAGGGAGAAGAAATCCCATATTCTCAGTACAAAGTAACAGAAAAGGAATTTGATACAATCAAGATTGAAAAGTATCGAAAGGGTGTATCTTTAGAGGCGATCGCTGAAAAAGGATATGACGTCGCAGTGAACGATACAGACGAAGAATTTAAATCAGATCTTCAGAATAAGGTCAGCGACAAATTCTACAAACAGTTAAAAGCTGGATCACTCACAGGAGCAGAAACAACATGGCAGATGGCAGTTGCAATGTCCATCGGAAGAGTAAAAGACAAATTTAAGAAGATGAAAAGAACTGCAACAGGTGTAGCCGTATGGGTTAATACACTTGACGTATATAAATATGTTGGTGCAGCAGATATCACATTGCAGACAGCGTTCGGATTTGAGTACATGAAGAATTTCTTAGGCGCTGATGTTGTATTCATCAATTCCGAGATCCCAGAAGGTGTTGTAATTGCTACTCCGCTGAACAACATTGTAGCTTACTATGTTGATCCAGGGGACAGTGAGTTTGTAAAAGCTGGATTATCTTACACAACAGACCCAACAACAGGATTTATCGGATTCCATGCACAGGGAACTTATGAAAGAGCGATCTCTGACTTATTTGCGATCATGGGGTTACGTCTTTTCTGTGAATATCTCGATGCGATCGCTTATACAAGTGTTGGAAGCAAAGATACACAGACTCTTGGAGAATTACATCTCACAGCAGCAGAAGGTGCAAATGATGGTGATACAGAGATCACGGTAGATGAACAGCTTATGTCTATGAAAAATATGTTCAAATATAAGGTAAACGCATCGGCAGCAACAACAGTAACTTATGGCATGGATGTAAAGAACTGGTCTAAATGGGATGGAGTATCAGAGATCACAGCAACAAAAGGCAATCATGTGACAATCGTTGAGTGTGATCGTAACTACAAAGCAGTAAGATCAGGGGATGTCGTATCCGCTGCAAAAGAATAGTGAGGTGTTGATATGGCTTATGAAGTAGTAAAAGCATTTCATGATCTGCAGGATTATAAAGATATTAAAGGCGGCAAAGTGTATCATCACTATGATGTTGGGGACACATATCCAAGACAGGGATTAGACCCAGCTCCTGATGAAACAAGAATCGAGGAACTTCTTAGCAACGGAAACGCTCAGGGAGTTCCTTTAATTGCAGAAGTAAAGGAGAAAGCGAATGCTGGAAAAGCTTAAGACAATGCTTGGTTTTGAGGATTCCACGCAGGATGAAAAACTGATGTTGATCTTAAATTCTGTAGAAGCAAGGCTTCGATTGTTTCTTGGTGGTACAGATCCACCAGATGAGATGGAACACATCATTATCGAAGTAGCGATCATTCGTTTTAATCGTATCGGATCCGAAGGATTGGTAAGTCACAATGTGGAAGGAGAAACACAGTCGTATGCATCTGCAAATGATTTTGCTCCGTTTATGGATGAAATCGAAGCATATTTGCAGATGCAAAAGGATGCAAAGCGAGGAAAGCTGAGGTTTCTATGAGATATGATACAATGATTTACTTTCAAAAGTTGACACAAGGAGAATATGATCAGGAAACAGGTGATTACAAAGATGATTCTGTAAGTGAAGATCAAAAACAAGCATCGGTTATGGATACAACAACACAGATGATGCAGGTCGTTTATGGAATGATTAAACAGGGAAGTTTAACGCTTCAATTACAGAATCATTATGATCACCCATTTGATCAGATCCGAATTGGAAACAAGATCTATAAAGTTGATTATTCAAGGAAACTTCGAACAAAACAGACTTTTATTGTATCGGAGGTGCAGTGATGGGTGGTCTTAAAGTAAATGGATTAGATCAACTTAATGCAAAATTAAGAAAAAATATGGATCTTAACGTAGTAAAGACAGTAGTTAAAAAGAATGGAGCTGACTTACAGAAAAAAGCACAGGGATATGCTCCTGTAGATACTGGGACATTAAAGAGAAGCATTGGTCTTAATATCAAAGATGGCGGTTTAACTGCGGTTGTAGCACCGACAACAGAATATGCAGAATATGTTGAATATGGAACACGTTTCATGGAATCACAACCGTATATGCGTCCGGCGCTAGGTGAGCAGAAGCAGATTTTTAAAAAGGATTTAGAAAAGATAACGAGGTGATTATGGATCCACAGCAGGAATTATTTACTGTGCTGCTGTTAAAATTGAAAGAAAAATATCAGGATACGGGAATCGGTGTACATGATACATTCTTACCACCAGATGGAACCCCGTATCCTTTTGTTTATCTTGCAGACAGCACACAGGATGATCAAGCAAACAAAACAACAGTCTTTGGAGCGGTCAGCCAGGTAATTCATGTCTGGCATAACAACCCAAAGCAGAGAGGAACATTATCAAAGATATTGTTAGAAATCAAAGATATCTGCTACAAAATCGGAGAAACAAAGAACTTTGGTTGGAATCTTGTAAGAGTGAACCAAAGAATCCTCTCGGATACAACGACAAAAGAACCCCTTATGCATGGGGTTTTAGAATTAGAATTTACATTTAATTAGGAGGTAGCAATGTTAAATTTACAGCTTTTTGGAAATGAAGCGGTACAGGGTAAGAAGATTGTTTATCTGTATCGAATTTTATCTGAATCAGCAACGCAGAGTGGTACAGCATTGGCATTCACAACAGAGAATGGCCGTACTAAGTCGAAAGATGCTGATTCTACAGCAACAAAGGATGGTTCTATCAGAACACCAGGTGCAGCAGAAGTGGAGATCACAGCAACATCAATCTTAAAGAAAGATGACGAAATGATAAAAAAACTGGAAAAGGCTTTAGATGATGATGCATTGATCGAAATTTGGGAAGCTAATCTGGCAGAACCAGCGGTTGCAGGAAATAACAAATTCAAAGGAAAGTATTTTCAGGGGTATTTAACAGAGATTGAATATACAGCCAATGCAGATGAGTTTGTAGAGGTCTCTCTGACATTTGGCATTAATGGAACAGGTGCAGACGGAGACGTAACTGTAACAACGCAACAGCAGGAACAGGCATACGCATTCGTAGACACACCAAAAACAGGAGCTTAGGAGGATATAACACATGTACGAATTACAGATCAATGGAACAACATACGAATTTAACTTTGGAATGGGATTCATGAGAGAAATCAATAAAACAATCGCCGTTCCAGTAGAAAATATTAAAGGGAAAACAAAAGATATCGGACTTCAGTATAAAGTTGCAGAAATGCTTGATGGAGATCTTGATGCATTAGAAGATGTCTTACTGGTAGCAAACAAAGGATTTTTACCACGGCTTGAAAGAACAGAACTGGATAAGCACATCGAAGATGAAAATACAGATATCGATGAATTATTTGATACGGTACTGGGTTTCTTAGAGAGTGCAAATGCTACGAAGAAAACGACACGAGAACTCAAGGAAGAAGTGGAGAAGCAGAAGAAGAAACAACAGGAAGAATAAAAGATTTTGAAGAAATATACCGGGAGCTGGCAATTGACTGCTTTCGGTATTTTGGCTTTACATCATTTGACCAAGTGGATCAATTGACGATTGCACAATATGAGATCATGGCTGAAGCGGCAAGATTAAAAGAAGTAGACAAAGATTATCGAAATCATTTGCAAGCATTCCTTAATTTTGCTGTACGTGCAAAAAAGAAAGCCGGAAAGAATAAGCAGAAACCAGTTTATCCAACATTTAAGAAATTTTATGACTATGAAGATGCGATCGAACAGGCAAAACAAAAGAATAAACCAGATCGATTTGAAAAGATGAAGAGATTGTTAAGAAGGAGGGAGAGCTGATGGCAGAATCATATAGTATTGAAGCAATATTAACAGCAAGAGATGCTGGATTTGAAGCCGGAATGAAAGCAGCTCAAAAATCCACACTATCTTTAGGAAAAGTTCTTAAAAGCGGAATTGGTTTTGGAGCTATGATGGCAATCGGAAATAAAGCTGTATCCGTAGTTACTTCTGGGCTTTCAGAGATTACCAGTGGCTTGAATGAATCAAGCGCTGCGTGGAAAACTTTCGAAGGCAATATGAGCATGAATGGTCATGCAAAAAAAGAAATAGCAAGTACAAAAAAAGAACTTCAGGAATTTGCAGAGCAGACAATTTATAGTTCTTCCGACATGGCATCTACATATGCACAGTTAGATGCAGTTGGAACCAAAAGTACAACAAAACTTGTGAAAGGTTTTGGAGGTTTAGCCGCAGCGGCAGAAAATCCACAGCAAGCAATGAAAACTTTATCTCAGCAAGCAACTCAGATGGCCGCCAAGCCTAAAATACAATGGGAAGATTTCAAATTGATGGTTGAACAGACACCTGCAGGTATTGCGGCTGTTGCAAAAACGATGGGAAGATCTACACAGCAGTTAATTAAAGATGTTCAGGATGGAAAAGTAAAAACCGAAGACTTCTTTGCAGCGATTGCTAAGACAGGAACGAATAAACAGTTCACGAAACTTGCAACAGAATATAAAACTGTTGGGCAGGCAATGGATGGTTTAACAGAAACGGCGGCAAATAAACTGCAGCCTGCATTTGATAAAGTATCCAGCATTGCGATTAAAGGAGTAAGTGATGTAACGAATCTTTTAGATAATGTTGATGGAAATAAAATAGCAAGTAAGATTGGTAGTTTCACAACAAAGGCAGGAAAATATTGGTCTGTTTTCAAGACAGATGCAAAAGAAGTAGGACGAGCGTTTGGATCAGCTGTAAATGCTGTAGGAAAAAGTCTTGGACAGTTAAATGGATCATTTGGTTCTGCAAAATCTGTATCTGGATTCAAAAGCATACTTGGTGGGATTACTGGAGGTCTAAAAAGTTTTGCTGGATTTTGCGAAGATCATTCAGACGCAATTGCATCACTGATAACACAGCTACCAAAATTATTGGTAGCTTACAAAGGTTTTAAAATCGTAAAATCAGTTGCACCAGCGCTACAAACGTTTGGATCAGCAATTACTAAATTAGCAGGAAAAGGGATTGCCACAATTGCAGGGAAATTATTTGGTATTGCAGTTGGAGAAAAAGCAGTTGGATCTGCAAGTATGGAAAGTTCCAGACAAACAATGCAGGCAGCAAAATCATTTATGATGCTTGGAGTTGGAGTACTGACAATAGCTGCAGGTTTTGGAATCATGGCAGGAGCAGCTATTGCACTTGCTAATTCTGGCGGAGTGGCGATTGGAGTTATGACTGGTATGGTCGGGGCTTTAGCACTGATCAGACTTGGAATGACAACAATGTTAAAAAGTGTATCGGTTGCACCGGCACAACTATCTGCTACATCAGTAGCATTTTTAGCAATGGGCGCAGCGGTTGTATTAGTCGCAGCAGGTTTAGCAATTATGGCAGCTGCAAGTATCGCACTTGCAAATGCAGGTACACCGGCGATCGCATGCATGGCTGGAATGGTTGTAGCCGTTGGAGCATTAATAGCAATCGCTGGAGCCGTTGGACCAGCAATGACAGCAGGAGCAGTTGGGTTTATCGCATTTGGAGCAGCAATTGTACTTGTAGGTGCAGGGGCATTATTAGCTGCAGCATCGTTAGCAGTTGTTGCAGGAGTTCTTCCAACGGTTGTTCAATATGGAATATCTGGAGCAACAGCAATTACAGCACTTGGAGCGGCTATGATTGTATTTGGAGCTGGATCATTAGTAGCAGGAGCCGGATGTATTGTACTCGGAGCAGGACTTTTAATTGTAGGAGCAGGTGCGATAGTGGCAGGAGCAGGACTTCTGGTATTAGGAACAGCTCTTACTGTAACAAGTGGCGGATTTACGTCATTTGGAAACGTTATTAAAACAGTTGTGGATGCAATCAGTGGCGGACTTACAAGCGTGCTTGGTGGAATCGCTAAAGTGATCAAGTCCGTTGGAGATTCTGCTAAGAATGCAGGAACAGGATTTAAGAGTACAGCTGAAGGAATCAAGATGATTTCTGGATTATCAATCGGATCGATTGCAAAGAGTCTTGGTGCAGTAGCAATTGGTATTGGGAAGATTTCTGGTAAAGGACCAGGAATCCAACAGACTGCAAATGGAATGAAAACCTTATCTGCTGCATCAGTATCTGTAAATGCAAGTTTTGGGTCTATGGGATCTAAAGCAACATCAGCTTTATCGAGTATAAATAAATCCATGACTAGTACAGCCAATAAAGCAAAGTCTGCTGGAAAACAAACTGGAAATGGGTATGTATCCTCGTTAAGAAGTGGGTTAAATAAAGGACCAGGTATTGCTTCAAAAGCTGTATCAAGCACAAATTCAAGATTACGATCAGGAAGATCAGGTGCACATAGTGCAGGTGCTTATATCAGTCAGGGGTTTGCTTCTGGAATGAGTTCATGTTTAGGACAAATCGAAGCTGCAGCATCCAGAATGGTATCCGCAGCAGAAAAGGCGATCAGGGCTAAGGCACAGATTCATTCGCCATCCAGAATGACTAAAAAAGATGGACGTTACATAGCAGCAGGTCTTGCGATTGGTATCAAAAATGGCATCAGCAGTGTGAAATCCGCAAGTAAAGCTTTAGCAAAAACAGCGATCGATACGATGAAGAAAGCAACAAAATCCAGGAAATATGAAGATGCGGCAAGTAATGCTGTAAGTAAATATAAGGATTCTATGAACAGCAAAGTATCCTCTGTTACGAAGTCGTTAAATAAAAAGATTAATGCTGGTGTAAAAAAACTGCAAAAGAAAAATCCAAAATTAAAAAAAGCGTACACGCAAGTTGGAAAAATTCTAAAATCAGACATGAGCAAAACGATAAAATCACAAGGGAAGAAAGCTATTAACGCAGCAGACAAGGCGTTGACAGCTCTTGGAAAGAAGTATCAAGAGAAATACAATGCGATCATTTCAGACAGGGATAATTATAAGAGCAAATTAGCGGATTATGGAGATTTGTTTAGTTCTGATAATTACGGATATATTTCGTTAGTAAACTTTAAAACTCAAAAAAGTCAAGTAGAACAACTTGCAAAGAATATGGAAAAACTCAAAAAAGTTCTCCCATATGATCTGATGCGTGATATTCAGAATTTGGATACCGCACAAGGACTAAAGTATACGACGGAATTATTAAAAAAGAGTGATTCTTGGTTAAAACAGTATGGAAAAGACTATACAGCGTTTATGACCAGTGCGGACAAGAACGCAAAATCATATTATCAACCATATATTAAGCAGCTTGACAAAGATTATAACAGTGCAGTTACAGCAGAGCTTAGTAAGTTAAAAAAACAGATGAATACAATTGCACAGGATGCAACAAAGGGATTTGTCAAAGGATTGACATCCAAGTCAAACAAGAAAGCTTTGAATAAGGCGGCAAAAGATCTGGCCAATATTCTTACTAAAGCGGTAAAGGGAAAATTAAAAATCCATTCACCATCCAGGGTTATGAAAGCACTGGGTGTTTTTGTTGTAAAAGGATTTGTAAATGGAATTTCTTCGATGAAAAATACCTTAGATAAAGCGATGGACAGTATAATTACAATTCCTAACTTTAACAATCTGGCGATTGCAGGAGATGTAGGTGGTAGTCTTAATGGTGATTATGACTATTATTCACAGGCAGAATATACAGTCATTGTTCCGGTTGATCTTGACGGAAAAGAGATTGCAAGGGTAACGGCACCATATACTGAAGCAGAGTTAAATAAACGGCAGGCAAGGCAGAACAGAAAATTAGGAAGAAAGTAAAGGAGGGAGAATAATGTATAGTTTTACCGATACAATGGAAGCTTCACAGGGAGCAACTCTCCCTTCTGAAGCTCTGAAAATTAACGGAGAGTACATAGAAAACCAGATTACGGGTTACAGAACACTTTATGTATCAGGAAGAGAATCACTTGCTCCAGAGCTGACAATGATTGAATCTGGGAGCAGAGATGGATCGGTACTGAATTATAAAAGATATCCAACGAGAACAATCACAGTAGGGTATCAACTACTGACAGCAAGTGCTGAAAATTTCAGGAAAGCGTATAATGTGCTGATGGATATTTTAAGTGTGGAAGATTCGGAACTTATTTTTGCGGATGAACCCGATAAGTACTTTACCGGAACATTCACATCGATGAGTGACATAGATCCGGGGAAAAATTGTGTTACAGGAGAAATTGAATTTACATGCCTTGATCCATTTAAGTATTCAGTAGAAGAATATGAAGTGGAACCAGCAAGCGATGGAGATTATTTTGCTGTGCAATACAATGGAAATTATAAAAGTTATCCAACGTTTGAGGTGGATTTTTATAACGACGAGAGTGGAGAAGAAAATAACAACGGAAGATGCGGATATGTTGCATTTTTTGATGATGAGGAACACGTTTTACAATTTGGTAATCCGGATGAATTATCAGAAGAACAGGTGGAGATTGTAGAATCTGAAACAAATACATATTCTGTCCCAACAACAAAAGTGCTACTAAATCATTCATTCAAAAAATCTAATTCCTGGAATGGAGTGAAATCTAAATATATAGTAAACAAAGGTATTATTTATAAATCTTCAGTTCAAACAGGAACAATTGGAGCTGTGCATTCTTATAACACAACAGCGGAAGACACTTATTATCTTGCAGCAACTGGATTCGGAACAGGCAATAGGTTTCATGGTCCTACTGTTACATACACTCTGTCAGAAGCAGCAACAGATTTTGAACTTAGTTACGCACAGAAGATGTGCATTGATAGTTCGAAGGATGGGAAAAAGCAATGTGGAGCATTTCAAATGATTTTATCAGATGCTTCTGGAAATATCATTGCAGGTGTAGACATTTACAAGGCATCAGATGGTACAAAAGGAAGGTATCGAATGATTGTTGATGGAAAAGTACAAAAAGAAGCCGAGATTGATTTGTCATTAAATAATAAGTTCTTCGGACAAAACAGAGTGGCAGATAAAAAGAAGAAAATTACAGAAATCAAAACAGTTAAATCATCTAGCATTACAAAAAAGGGAGCTGTAATGAGCTTTAATTTAGGAGGGATCAAGCAGAGTTTTACATTCAATTCAATCAAAACAAAGGCAGTTAAAAAAATTACAATTATGGTTTCAAAAAAAGCCAACAAACCAGCACTAAAATATAATGGATTATATTATGCGAAAATAGTGAAAAACTATTCTAAGCAAGTAACAGAAACAATAGATAAAATCGTAACAGAATATCATGATGTACAAAATAAATTCAATGCAAACGATGTATTTGTGGTTGATTCATCCGCAGCAAGCGCCAAATTAAACGAACTAGATAGACCAGATTTAGGTGCGTTAGGAAACGACTGGGAAGATCTATATTTGCAAAAAGGTATGAATCAGATTGGATTCAGTTATTCTGATTGGGTAGAAAGCGATTATGCCCCTAAATTTAAGTTACGATATCGAGAGGTGTTCTTATGATTATATATTTTGCTGACCGCAAAATGGATATTTTAGGACAAGCATCTACAAATCTTTTAAATGGAATTACCATTAAAGAGGATAAGAAAACAGAGGAAATTGATGTAGGAGTTGCTACATTTGAATGTAGGATAACGTATTCTAAAAAAACAAGAGAGATTGCGGAACAGTTAACAGAAGCTGGAAACTATATTTTAAGAAGTAACAAGGATGAAAAAGAATTTTATACGATCATAAATACAGAAATTGATACTAAGGAACGAGACATCTATATTTATGCTGAAGATGCAGGAATGGACTTGTTAAATGAAATATTAAAAAGTTCAGACGGAGATGGAGTTCAGCGAACTTGTACGGAATATGTTGAATCAGCAATTTATGATAGTGGATTTGAAATTGGTATCAATGAATCAGAAGATTCCGTAAAGAAGTTTTTAGAGTTTGATGAGCAAACGGCATCAGAAAGAATCCTTGATATTATGAAGAATTTTGAGTGTGAGGTGTCATATAGTTTCGATATTGATCGTCTGGCAGTAACGAATAAATACATCAATATTTATAAAAAAAGAGGAAAAAATACAGGGATTCAATTGAGAGAAGGGAGAGAAATCGATGGAATTAGCATAAAAAAATCTGTAGAAAATTTGGCAACTGCATTATTATGCACTGGTTCTGAAGATGCTTCTGGAGTGAAAATTTCTTTGCAAGACTACAAATATGATGATGGAGATTTTTATGTTGAAGGGCATTATTTAAAAAGCAGAAAGGCATTAGCTAGATGGAGTAGGTATGTAAATCCTGATGAGCCAAACAAAATAGACAATGCTGGACACATTGTTCAAACATTTACTTATGATACAGTTGATCAAAAAGAACTTTGTGAACAGGCAATCAAAGAACTGAAAAAGAAATGTGATATTGAAAGAAATTATGAAATTGAAATCACGCATCTTCCAGAAGATATTAAAATCGGTGACATTGTAAATGTTGTGGATGAAGCTGGAGGACTTTATTTACAGTCTAGATTATTAAAACTTGAAATATCAATTGTTGATGGAACACAGACGGCAACACTTGGAGATTATTTAATCAGAGAAAGTGGTATTTCAGAAAAAGTTGAGCAATTAACAAATCAATTTAAGAATCTATCAGAAAATCAGATGTTATATACCTGGTTTGCGTATGCAGATGATTCTTTTGGCAATGGAATATCATTGGAACCAGAAGGGAAAGAGTATTTAGGGACATGTGTGAATCAAAGTGTCAAAACACCAGATATCACAAAACCTGAAATATATAAATGGACAAAGATAAAAGGAGAATCGGCAACACTTTTAATGATTGATTCGTCACAGGGATTAGCTTTTAAAAACAATGCTGTTTCGACTATATTATCAGTAATTATATATCACGGAAGTATACAGATTACAAACATCAGTAAACTAAAAGAAGTATTTGGCGACAATGCTTATATACAGTGGAAATGGAAAAGAACTAATGAAGAATCATATGGTGTTATATCATCCAACGATTCAAGGCTTATAAACGATGGTTTTTCGTTTAAAGTCAGTCCAGATGATGTGGATGTAAATGTAACATTCATGTGTGAGTTAATAGTTTAAGGAGGAAAAAATTAAATGGCAGTTAAAGCATCAAATCAAGCAACTCTTATCGACGTAACAGATGGGTATTCTGTCACACTTACAAGTGATTCATATACATTTGTTGGAGGAACAGGTGGAGCTGGATCAGGACAGACATGTACAACAGAAGCAGTGGCATTCTGCGGATCAAATCAATGTACTTCGGTAGCGGTAACGGCAGCAGATATCGTTTGCCCGACTGGTATCAGTGCTACAGTAGAAAACAGTGGGACTTCAAAAGTTAAAGTCACATTTAAGACAACAGCTACGATCAGCACAGCATGTGAAGCAACAATTCCAGTCGCTGTAGACGGAATCACAATGAATAAGAAATTTTCATTTGCAGTAGCTAAAACAGGTGCCACAGGTGCAACAGGAAAAGGTATCAAAGGAACACCAGTAGCAGAGTATGTCGGTTCAAGTTCTAATACAACGGTGCCAACCAGCGGATGGTCTACAACAATTCCATCGGTAGCAGCAGGTCAGTATTTATGGACAAGGGTTACAACTACTTATACAGATAACACAACATCTGTAAGTTATAGTGTAGCAAAACAGGGCGCAACAGGTGCGACTGGAACAACAGGATCACAGTGGTATTCAGGTACAGGAATTACAGGTACATCTACGACAGCCACAGCATTTACTGGGTCAGGAGTAGCAAATGCACGTGTAAATGATATGTATCTTAATACATCCACAGGCAATACATACAAATGTACTGTTGCAGGTAATGCACAGAATGCTAAATGGGTATATGACGGAAACATCAAAGGTGTTCAGGGAGACAAAGGAAACACCGGTGCAACAGGTAATGGTATTTCTAAAGCAGATATTACCTATGCTGCATCATCTTCTAATACATCTGCACCATCGAGCGGATGGCAGTCTACACCACCAAACGTATCTGCGGGGCAGTATTTATGGACAAAAACAGTATTTACATACACGAATGGTGGAACGGCAACACAGTACAGTGTAGCAAAGCAGGGAGCAACAGGTGCAGCCGGAGCAGATGCGATCACATTAACAATTACATCATCAAATGGAATAATCTTCAAGAATAATGCTGGATCAACAGTGCTTACAGCCCATGTCTGGAAAGGATCAGTAGAACAGAGCATTACCGATGCAGGAGTATGCGGATCACTCGGTTCCATCAAATGGTATAAAGCTGGAAGCGATACAGCAATTGCAACAGCGAAATCTTTGACTGTTACAGCAGATGATGTAACCAATTCACAGGCATATACATGCCAGCTCGAAGGATAATAAGGGAGGTGTTTGGTGATGGTAAAAGCTAAAGCTGAAATAACAATTTCCAGAATTATAGACATTGACAAAGTAACAAGATATTACTTACTACAGTCTTCCACAGCCACAGCACCATCAAAACCGACATCAAATCCTCCGGATGGAAACTGGAAAACAACAGAGCCGTCGTATACATCAGGTTCTACGAATACATTGTATTTTGTGGATTTAACAGTGATGACGAACGGCTCTTTTAGTTATTCCGCAGTAAGTAAATCTAGCAGTTATGAAGCGGCTAAGGAAGCATGGAATAAAGCTAATAATGCACAGAATACTGCCAATAATGCAGCCAAAACAGCAACGAACTATCTTAAAGGTTCAGAGGATGGTCTGGTTGTTGGAAATATGACTGACGAAATCTTAGGATCAAATGTGTTAATAAATCCAGATTCGGTTAACATTCGAGATGGAGACACTATTTTAGCAAAATATTCGGAAAAGAAAATAGAGCTTGGATTAAATTCAGAAGATGCAGTTATTGAATTGTGTGGCGGAGTTGGTCTTATAACATCTCAAGTGGTAGAAGAATCGGAATTTTCAACTGGTATCACAAGGGCGTTATCTATTGAATCCGATTATATTCAGATGAATAAGGCCAGAATCATTGAGTTAGATACAAATACGCTATACGGAACGAACGCTGACGGTGAAGGACAACAGGCTAGTTCGTATATTACTCTTAATTCTGGAAAATCATCTAATGGTTTGCATAATTCTACTTTTATAATTGGCGGTTTAGTATATGAGGATAATCTGGATGCATTTATTTCTGGGGATATTAGCAAATTAGATGGAGTATTATTAACAACTAGAGTAACAGGAGCTGACAAGAGTACAGATATTACTATAAGCCATTCATCCACTGATGCAAGTGTTGATTATGATGGAATGACAATAGAGAGTTGTGACGTTGTTAGATTTCAAAGTAACATAAACATGGAATATTGTATCGGGGTAGGTGTTGGTGGTGGAGGTGTTAACCGCGGCATTCATGATACTTGGGAAGATCACTGGATGTTATATTGTGATCAAAATGATATGTATTTCCAAGCACCAAAAACATCAAAAATCAAACCATATTATCGAGCAGGCGATTCTATACAGTTGTACTATCAAGGTGCAGGATTTGCTACAAGTGATGGTAAATATGTAGTATTTACACTACCAATTAATAAACCAATAGATGCAAGCAATGTAGTTGCATCATCTGTAAGTGGATTTATTGGTAGATCTAATGGTAAATATACACATGGTTCTACTTCATCAACCTATGTTAAACCAGCATCATACGAGGCGGCAATTAATGGTAATGCAGTTAGAGTTTCAATGAAATTTAATAATAATACAAATGTAACTAATAACGCTGCGATCGGTGTAACATGGTCCGGTAAAATAACGTTTAGTTAGGAGGAAATCAAAATGGCATTATTTAAAGAAATAAAACAACCGGATGGAGTTATAACAGATTATCACAGAATTTTATTCTTACAGACAACAGTGAACCAGCAAAATTCAATTGCGGTTTTGTCATATGTAAGTTCCGAGGTTCGCGATGGCGAAAAGAAAAACAACTCCAATCGCCCATACATGCGGAGTAAGACTTACGAAACTGATTACGATCCAGATATGACAATAGAAGAAGCATATGAATTTTTGAAAACGCTTCCAGAATTTAAAGATGCAGAAGATGTATAAGGAGAGATAACAATGAAAGAAAAATTAGCTAAATTATACAACACAATGAATATGATCGAGACAAAAGGCAGAAATACGAAAATCATGGCTGAATGTCTTGAATATCTGGAAAGACTTATTAAAGATGAGCAGAAAAAGGAAGAACAGCAAAAAGAGACAAAGGAAATTACAGAAGAATGAAATACAATTTAGAGATTAGAGCAGGACCCACAGAGGTCTTATTTTTATGTAACAATTTAATGCAGCAATGATATTAGAAAGGAAGAATATGGCAGATGACGAATACTTAAGAAGGCATGAGCATGAAGAGTTTGCCAAAGGCGTAGACCGTGAGCAAGTTCGGCAGAATAAAAGAATTGCAGATCTAGAAGCAACCGTAAGACAAATCAACGATCTCACATTGTCCGTACAAAAACTTGCGATTAATATGGAGCATATGCTCGTTAATCAGACGGAGCAGAGTAAACGACTTGAAGAGCTAGAAAACCGAGACGGAGAGAAGTGGAGAAGCATATCTATGTATGTCCTAACTGCATTAATCGGTGCAGTGCTCGGATTTGCACTCAAACAAGTTGGAATATAAGAAGGAGGAAGAAAATGAAAGAATTATTTGAACAGAATAAAGTACTATTTTTAGCAGTGATCACAATTTTGATTGCTGTTTTTTTAATTAAGAAACTGATTGAATATG